TCGTACCCTCAACATAGCTCCAGGCGGTAACGTCTCCAGAGAGAACGTTGACCACGGCGAGACTGTCCTGGACATAGCCGTCTGGAGCAAACTCGGCACTCAAATGAGTGACGGTGTACTCCGGGGCAACATCGCTAGAAAGGATCGCATCAGCGCTCACGTTCTCTTGACCGGTGATGAACTTGGCAGGGAGCTTCCAGTACTGAATACCGGTAGGGCCCGCGGGATCACCGAGAGGAGTCGTGAGAACGGTACCTCGGGGAGGGACCTGGACAGGCGTAGCGCCATCGGCGCCGGCGTAGTCCTGATTGCTGTAGTGGATCATAGGACCGCGGGCAACGACCCCGGTGTCGGTCGGCCCGCCGATGAAGGCAGTAGCCGGGATGGAAGCTTCACTCTCGCTGTCGGGGACCCATCCACTGGCTTCGGCGGACCAGTACGCGAAGCCCTGAGCGTTCGCAACGACATCAGATGATCCGGTCGCGACAAAGACATGAGCCTCTGAGCGGCCAGTACCGACGCCGATGACCTGGGGGAGCTTCTCGACAGGGGCCTCCATACAAGCGTAGGAGTGCGCACAAGCGAGCACCCCAGTGTCCGCTTTGAGCTGTGCCTTTTCAAGCGGCGAGAGCGAGAAACCAACGCTATGTACTTTCTGCTTGGCTGGAGCAGGGGCTGAAGCAGCCCGACCCACCTGGGCCTTAGCAGGGGCACGCCGCTCCTTAGCGTGCTTGAGGTCTTTGACGACGGCGCGAGCTTCGCGCTCGGCGTGCTTGATGTCCTTTTTGGCGTGTTTGTTGCCTTTCTCATTGCTGAGCATTTGAATAGTTGTTGTGATAATCGTGGACCCCTGTCACAACACAGCGACTGTTCATCGCAAGAAACCGAGGGACGGCACACCCGTGCAGTCTGTAGGCGTTTACGTTCGATTTATGGCGAAGCCAAGGCACGTAACGACTTAGCACGCAATTCCGCCCGAAGCCATCGGGCTAAAGGTAAGCGTTTTGGGTATTTTAATTCTTGCGACCCACTCTACGAGCAGCGACACCGATCACTCGCATTCCACGGAGGGCCGAAGAGGGCCACGTGAGTCTGTGCACGGCGGAGCTACCACAAAGGGGGAAAGGGATTTCCCGCCGATGCCTGTAAAACAGCTGCCTAGGTAGAACTCTTTCGAGCTAACTGAGTATGGCCTGGCAAGCCTCCCGAGGGAGGCGTCGGTTGACCTACTCTAGGTGTAGACCGGGGCTACCGGATTTAGGGTGGTACCTTTTGAGAAAAGGAATAAAACAGTAATGTCGGGTCACCGCCGTTCAAGACGGAGTCTTCCCTAGCCAGCAGGCTAGCCCCCGAAGGGGTTCCACTAGTACTCGCAAAACAAGCACCAGTTGCGGGGATGAACAATGGACTCGATGAGATCAATTGCGTCCTGGGCGGAGCCGGACTGACGGCCTATCAGGATGAGATTACCGCCGCCGACATCTTCCCAGAGGGAAAAGCCGGCGGACGGATTACCCATGAAGGTAGTCGTAGTACAGGGAACGCAACGAAAGAAACGGCCGTAGCGCCGAATCGTAAATTCGCCGGGAAAGTTCATGCCTTTGTTTAACGTCTTTCAGGCTCGACACGAAGACCTCAGAGCTTACCCAAAGGGGGGAGGGGGACCTTGCAAGGGTCCAGCAACTGAGGCCGAGAGGGAACAAACAACTTCTTACCGGACCACGTCCGATAACCACGAAGATGGGCCCCAACAGATTGCCGAAGGGGGAAGAAAGTTTGACGAGGGCGCACAGCGCTCATCACTAGGGCCAAACGCTCAGAGTGAGAGAGTCCACCGACAACGTAGTCTGGCTCGTAGATAGCCGAGGCCCAGAGGTTGGCGTTGCAGGGAGTGAGCCCACAGCAGAGGCAGCTAAAGACGTGAGTGACCAATCCGTCACGAATGACGGGGCGCGCACGACTGAAGCGGCAGATGCTGGGGCGACCGCAAGGGCAACGCTCGCCGAGGTAAGAAAATTGGCAATCGGGGCAGTGAAGGAAACGGCGCATGACCTTCGCAGGCTTGGCGGCCTCGAGTTTTACGTGCCGGGCAACACGCTTCGCAGACTCAGCATCGACAACGGCTTGTGGATCGACGCCGTAATCTTGGTTGGAGGCAACCACGTCCCAGGGGTCGCTGGTGGGACAGGGCGCCTCCAATGTAGGAAGCGTGGGACCAAAGCTGAATTCGCTCATACAGGAGTCAACAATTGCGGCAATGGCAACTTTGAGCTGATGATCATCGACCGTCCAAGGGCGCCCATCAGGCGGGACCTGGCCTAGCCCGTTGAGAGCGACAGGTAGGTATAAGCAACGACCAGCAGCTTCCTTCTTGATCTGAGGACCCCAGCGCCTAAAGAAACCGGCAACGAAGTTGTCGTACCCAAGGGGGGGAACAGACTCAAAGAGAGCTGTAATGACCGTGCTAGGCCGAAAAGAGTCCTCTTTCAGCTTCTTTATACCAAAGTAAAGGCCGGAGCGGAGGACAGGAGCACGAACCCAGGTGCCGGATGCCAGCACGTAGTTCTGAGAGTTAATAGAGGCGAACCAATCGCTCTCATGACTCTTACCGGGGGAGCGTCGAAGACCGACACTGCCGGCAAGCTCCCAGAAGGAGGCTTCAATCTCGGGCGACGAAAAGCAAAGACGGTCGTCACCGTTGATGATTGTGCGACGGACAGCCTCCCTCCAGCCTATGCCATGGCGAGCAAAGGCCGCAATTGTGCAGCCTAAGTTCACAAGGCATAGAAGAGGAAAGGAGGAAGCCTGACCCATGAGCTGTCCGCAGGTCTTAATACCCACCTGGTAGACACCAAGCAAACAGAAGGCATGGTCGCCTTCTGAGACCCACAGACCCGCCTCCCTGACCCTCAGACCACCAGCGCGCGCGTTTCTCCGGTTCGTGGAAGTGTTCAAAAAGAACATACCATTACTAAGGCGAACGTGGCGCCAGGGGTTGAAGGCGTCGCCGCTCAAAAGCGGCTGACAAGGGTAGTGAACCAGCTTATCGGCATTATCATCCATGATGATTTCCTTACCGCGCCAGCCGTCGGACAAAATATCCAAGATATAGTTCGTAAGGCTGGGGTTCAAGAGGTCGGTTGCAGACGTAAAGTCGGAGCTGGCCACAAAAGTGCTATCAAGACCCGCCCCGCAAGAGGTGAGGTGGGTAGCGTCGACCCGTCCACCAAGACTGGGAAAACAGCTCATCCTCTTCATGCCGCCAAAAACCGCCTGCTGCCAGGCAGTGGTCCAGGTAGCGCCCGCGGCCGTGCCAGAGGTAACGGTGCGAACTTTGGCGGCGTACTCACAAACAGCGGATATCTTCACATGGGAAGAGTCGCCGCTGGCAATATCCTTCATGGCCTGTTCGAAAACATGATCATTCCAGAGAGCTTCGGTACGAGGGTAAGAAGAGGTGACAGAAACGCCGACGTAGCCGTCAGGTTCTATCACAACATGAGAGCGGGTGACCGGCTCTTCGCACAAAACAAAGCGGTCAGGGTCTTCAGGAGGCAGATGGTCAAAGCGAACCATCTTTCCATCGTCAACATGGTTAACGGGGACCCGGAGAGGTACAGGACCACGGAGGGCCCATTCCATCTCAGCATCGGGCGCACTGACGGCAGTGCACCCATGAAAGCTGCGGAGAAGGCGACCCACCTTGCCTTGAAGGCAGGTGGGGGAGTCCACGCCGGACTTGCACTTCGCTTGACCGAGCTTGACAGAGGGTAAAACCTTATCAAGGTGACGGCAGAGGCGAGCGAGGACTGGCTCGAGAGCACTGGCAATCTCCAGAACATGAGTATCGTCGGGAACCGACGACGAAAGCTTAGAGTGGTGATTGCGGAAGTTCTGGACGAGAATCCGATCGGTGGCATAGCCAAGACAGACCTTGGCCTTAGAGATTGACTCTAGAAGGCCGATCTGCTTCAACTTCTGCGAGCGGGTGCGAGACGGCGTAAGCCGAACCCGCATCCACTTGCGAAAGTGACCGGTGAAATGGATCTCGTCACAAGGAGTGTTCAAGAGCCGGGCCATAAAGAATTCACAAAACTTTTTGGCCTTAGATACAAATGTGGCATCATCTGCATCCGAACACAGTCTAGTCAGATTTGCTCTGAAAGAAATCTGGACAGTCTGTGGGGCACCGAAATTTCCGAGGATTTCAGTCATTTTGACTGAGAACTCCCGGCACATTTCGACGCCTCTTGGTGTGAAATCGAAAACGATATTCTCCACCCTGGAAGCTAGATCAAAACACTCAGGCGCGCTCCCCGGCGCTCTGGTGTTCTTGGTGCGACTCCCGCCTTTCGGCGGGGCCTCGACTGCACTCATGTCGAGACAATACTTGGTTAACCACCACGTGTTGAAAAGATTCTTTTGAATCG